AAGTCTAGCAAGCCCCCATCGTAAGGGGTCAAAGTCAGCCCAAGAGTTGCCCCCGCATCCCTGGCAAGTTTAAGGTCAAGAAGCCAGCTCTCGTAAGGAGCTAACCGCAACTCAAGCACCAGTGATCCCCTTAACGATGCTGATCTGTTGAGTGCTTGTAAACAGAGTTTCGCCAGACGGACTTGTAAATTTCACGTCTATCTCAGCAACCCCAACAGGCCACAAGCTAGTATCTAGCTTGTAAATCCGCAAGGTTCCCGTATTGACGTTTAGCCAAGTAAACTCAAGGGTCTCTACAAGGTTTCCATTCAGCATCCTAATCTGACAGGAGCCCGTCCAGCCTGTAAAACTTGGCAGGGTTCCGCCTGCAGGCGGTGTTAGAGAGCCAGCTAGCGAAAGAGTTGCCCCCTTTTTATGTTCGTACATCTTTGACCTTTCGTGGTTTTAACTTCCAAGGCCTTATTGACCTTTCGTCGTCTTCGGTTTAGTTGGTGTGTCGGGTGTCAAAGCCTTCTCAGTGGCGTTACTGGTATTCGATGTGGGGTTTTCATTCACTTGCGATTGACTACCCGCCTTAAACATCGTGCCACTCAACGGTTTAAACCCTGCTGGAGGCAAGTGCCCAGTCAATTCTAAACAAGCCTCTGCATCCGTTTTCAAACCTAATGACAGCAACTCAAGCACCCTTGACTGCCTCATCGCCCTAAACGCCTCTAGCTCCTCGTCTGGCCGCAAGTTTATAGGTTCGTACCTAAACTCAACATACCCCTCCTCACCCATCAAGCGAATAGCAAAGGTCAAAGCCCTGCTGTAGCACTCGTTCAACTTTCTGCGAACAGAGTCTGCATGCTTGATAAATAACAAGGATTCCGCACTGCCTGCACTGGCAGTTCCGGTGTAGCCAAGCGTAACAGGCAAGGTCTTAGCACCCGCCACCAACTTGCTATTCAGCACCTCTTGAACCTTGGAGATAACCGCCGAGGGGTCATGCCCGCCGTCTATGTAATTGTGTGTTACAAAGTCAAAACTGACAATTGCATCCTCTGGGTTCAAGCCATTCAACATCTCTTGAGTCTGTGCAATAAGCCTGTTTTGCTCAGCAGTATAAGCATCGGAATCTGCAAGCACCTCTGGAGGCACGCTCTTTCTAAATTTCTCACTATCGATAGTGCTATTCAAGCGAGGCAGAACCGCCCGCTTTAAAGCCCTACGAATGTCGTTGTTGAAATCCAGCTCAGTCAGCACAGGCTGCACAGCAGACAGCAAGGGGCTTGTCGGATAAGCCTCTGTAGCAACCTGGTCAAGTGTGGTGTAAATAAACGCAGGCATATCAAGGTCTATCTCGACCCCGCCTATGACTTGAACAAACCTCAGACTATTGTCCTCATCGTATATCTTCAGCGTGTTGACTGCCACAGGATTAAAACTTGCAGGAACCTTTGCCTTATCCAGCGCAACTTCAAGGGCCATTGCGCCATTGAGTAGCAAGTCTGTAGCAAGTGTCTCAGATAAAGACTGCAAACCTTGTTGCGCCCCGTAGCTTCCATCAGCAGCCCCCATGTAAGTTAAACGCCTAAGTAACTCATGAGCAAGCAAGGTAGCACTCTCGCTGACCTGCCCATCCAAATCTCTACCTATAACCGTGTAGTGCTCTGGAATCCCTGTACGCAATGTCAAAGAGATAGAGGAGCTCAACTCTGGGCTGTACTTCATCAAGGATCGCAAACGAGCATAATCACTACTTTGACTGCGCAAGTCCAAGGCTCTATCCAGCGTAGCAGTCTGCACAGACTGTTTTAACAAGGCTGACGCTGATGCCTTAAGCGTCGTCCTGTGTCCTGGTATCGCCTGCGGTTTAGGCTTGACCTTTGGAATAGGTGGCGGTGCCAACACCGCAGCACCTATGCTGGATGGCAAGTATTTAGCTATAAACTCTTTTACTTTCTTCATGTTGTTCGCCTTTAATGAAATTCTATCATAGGTAAGTCACATGGGATAGAGTTTAAGACCCAAACGCGGCCCCGTCACAAGGTTTCGACTAAATCGCAAAAATGCTAAAAATCCTTGTTCAGCTTATACTTACTCACAAGAGGTACCATTCCAGCCAATGTCCAGCCCTGCGTCCTAGACCGCAACTTAATAGCCAACATCAGGTAAGCAAGGCTAAAGTGCATGTGGTCATTTCCATCCGTCTTTACCCACTGAAACACCAACTCATCCTTCACAAATTGCTGAACCCGCTTCAGCGAAGTGTACTGCTTAGCCAACTCAGGCTGCTTAGCCATCACGACCTTTCTAGACTTAAACAAGTCCCTAGTCAAATCCATCACGGCTGTGCGATTAACTTTGAGCAAGCGTAAGTTTAGCTTTCCATCCTCGGGATTCTCTACCTTCTCTTGCAAGGTGTAGAGTTCTGGGGACTTGCTGCTGGTAAACATCGCACCATAAGCATTAGGCTCTCTGTCGGTAATGCGCATAATCTCGCCGGTGTGAGGGTACACGTCATGCACACTTGTCACACAACGGAAATCTCGCATCAACTCCCTTCGCCTAACCTCAAAATTCGCAAGTGGCACCATCTCACGGTGAACTACGACAAGTGTCCCGTCTTGGCTGAGCCTGCCAATGCTTATCGCACACAGCAAGCCCATGTCAGCACCTAAGTAGTGCGCGTCTGAACTTCTCAAGTCTGCCTCTATTTCAGCAACCTCTATGTCAGATGCGGTTATTTGCTCATTCTCCTCCTCACTCGTCTCTCCAAGCACTTGGTTCGCCCACTCCGACCTAGTGTTAAACTCTGTACTCGTGCGAACAAGATAGGACGGCTTTAGAACAAGGCAGGCAGTAATAGGAGTAACGAAATAAGTGTGCGCCTCGTAATTATCCTCAGGATTCTCACACACCCATTGCAGGTTTCTAGGGTGAAACTTAGGATCCGTTCCACAAGAGGGGCAAAGCCAGTGAGCATCCTGCCATAACAAGTCTTTAAGGTTGTCCTTGTTAACATCTTTCAGGTTCCCGTCAAATTTGGGGATTACCATGTCTGTGTGGTAACTCGGTAGCCAAGTGTGCCCGCAATGGCAAGTAGCCATGTGCCTGTACCTCTTGCTCGCTTTCGCCTCTTTTGAAATTCCTACGCCATCTATAGTAGGCGTGCTGAATTGCTTGATAATCTGACGTTGCGATGCCTGCAAGCGGCTGCGGAACTGCCTCAATACATCTGGATCACAACGGTCTATTTCGTCAGCAACCAAGGCATCTGCACTGATAGACAAGCCTGCAGTTTCGGATTTGGAGCCGCGAATGAATACGAAATTTCCGCCAATTTTCTTCAGTTCGTTGTTGTCTACGTCGGGGTCTACTAATCGCTTGACCTCGGGACTGCCCTGTATCAGCGGATTCAACTTCGTAGCAACCAGTTTCTGAGCATCACTACTCGTAGGCAAGGCGTAAATGCTATTAAACCTTTTCTGAGTACAAGCAGCAGCTAACAAGTATGCCATCGTAACGGTAGTCATCCCGATTTGGGCGGGTTTTACGGTGTTGGTTACACGACTTGTGTCATCAATTATGGTTGCTTGGAACCCGTACTTTTCCCCGAATTCGTATTTGTTCCCGTCTAGGTATAGGTGTTTTGCTACAAACTGACTAAGATTTTGTAGGTTGTATACGTTGTATGCCCCCGATTTTATGCGATCAAGGTGGGAACTAAGACTTAGCATTTCTGGTTTCTCTGTATGTTAGGGCTTGGCATTTCTCACCTTTTTCATTCTTCTATAGAAAGTCCGCTCGCTCACACAAGCAAGCTCTGCACCTTTTCTAACTGTGTGCTTTCCATCTAAGGTTTCTCTGGCAAGTTGCATTCTGTACATCTCTCTCGTCAGCTTGAGCAACTTCGGATTTGGCTTTGGTGCCCTCTCGGGAATGCTATGGGACAAGTAGTTTTCTGTGACCCCTAACTCTTTGGCAACTTGGCGCACGGTCTTTCTTCTAGTGTACAAATCATCGTACAAGTCTTTTGGAATGCGGTTGCGTATGTGCCTTGATGTCATTGTGACATTATAGGGGAATTTGTGTTGTTGTGTTTTGTTGGGTTTTGGGTTGTTTAGTGGGCAAGGTTTGGGTTTGCTGAGTTGACAAGGTTTTATTCAGTTTCGAGTTTCTTGAGGGCGTTTTCGTAATCTTCTAGGAAAGCGTCT